GCTATATCAATCAACATTTGCTCTAATGATGTCTCATTAAGATCAGCCGCTGTTGATAAAAGGTTTCGCTGATTACCGTTTAGAGATGGGTGTGAAGATGAACAGAGAGCAGCACCATCACCCACAGGGTTGCTTGAACTAAACGCATTGTTCAGGATCGCAGCAGCTTTAATCTGCTTTGTCTGAGCCATGGATCTAGCCAAAGCTTTTGTGTAACGTGACGCTAATCTATCATAAAGATTATCCTCAATAGCTTCCTCAGTGATAGCAAAAGCCAAAGCGATTGTCTCGTGAGTATAGCGTGCTGTGAAGGTTTCCTGCGCTGAGTCAAAGGAAACAGTGCTTCCTTCTTCTTTTGTCGGCGCTGTACTGAAACCTGCAAGCATTACTTCCTCTTCAAACGCTCTGTCTGAAGACTCTTCATCGAAGAACTCTGCGTGCTCATTGTCGTATCTATCGTACTCAAGACCAAATAAGGCATTAAGTCCGGGTTCTAGCTCTTTTGCTAGTTGGGCTCTACTAATTGCAGACATGACTTAACCTCCTTATATACCGGTATTCGCTGCGGTGCCTACGGCAGCAGCAAAACCAGAGTTGAATGGAGCGTTTAATCGCACTATGTACTGATGTCCAACAGCAGAGTAATCAGTATTGCCTTCGTCTTCATAAAGACCAACAATACGTAGATCCAATCCTGCGGTTGTTGCTGCTGTGCTTATATCAAGCATATCAGTAGACCTACCTGTGTTGGTAGAACCATCATTTACACTTGCCATATCACAGTTAGCAAAAACATCAGCTAGAGCGGTCGCTCGATCTGTGTTTGTTCCATCCGCAACTACACTATATAGCTGCATAGGATTGTCATATACAAACGCCTTTATAGGAAAGTTTGTATCGACGCTTACGTTGTTACTTCCCGGCCAGAAGTTTTTAAAAGTTGTTTTCTTTGTGCCAGAATCAACAAATTCACAACCATAAAAAACACCAAGGGGAGCAACAGCCTGATCTGTAATGGTTATAACACCCGCCGCTGTTGGAATTACAATACCGCCCTGATAAATCGCATTAGTATTATTAGAAGCAATCTCATAAGTGGTTGTACCAGTAGAATTATAACCGGCACCTGTTATTCCAATAGGACGAAGACCATAACCTCCAGTAAGACTATTAGCCATTTGGGCCTCCTATTAAAAAAAGTTTCATTTCTGTGAACCTCCAAAGGTCACGCGAGATTGACGATCAGGTTTACTGATTGTCATAGTTGAATGTGCATTCTCTCTCATCATATCCTGATCCACAGCGGTCATTTGGTCAGCATTTCTTCTAGTGAAGTAATCTGTTCTCTCCTGAACTGTCTCAACAGGTATACGAGCAAGAAGCAGTCCGCCTACGCCAAAAACACCTTCATATTTACCTGATTCAACAACAGGGGCTTCAAAGTCTGGATACTCATCCTTACGAACAAGTTCCCATCCCTCTCTCATTTTTGCACTAATGTTCTTGCTATCATTAAAGCCACGAGTTTCTGCTCGTATCCAACGATGCTTAAATCCATCAGGCGCAGGTGGTGCGTCTAACATAGATGGGGGAGCCCACGGTTTACGCCTAACCGACTTCTCCCTAGTTGTTTCAGCGCGAGAAGTTCGCTTCACAGTATTTTCAAACATTTCATTTTGTTCATCAGCCATTTAACTTACTCCTTCACGTGTTTCGCGTATTCTTCAATTGGCACACCCAATCTTTTAGCTATTGCAACTTGGCTAGGGGTGAGTCTAACCTTTCTATTACTAGTGCGCCCAGTCGTTGTGCGGGAAACGGAAGCTACCGTCTGAGCGGGTCGTTTGCTTCCCCCGTTAAACTTGTGCGGAAATTCTTTCTGCACGCGTCTATCCAGTTCAGTATAGTACTCATCGGACTCCGCGTCAAACCCTTCATCCTCAATCATTTTTTTATGAATACCAAATGCTGCATATGTCATAGCCTCATCTTGACCAAACCAATCATTTTTTTGTGCCCAGGCCTCTGCTTTTGGAGAGGGTCTACGAGTAGCCATTTGAGAATATTGTTGTTTATTTTCAGCCATTTGTTTTTCTTCAACGTTGCTTTGCTGCTTAGCATTTAGCTCCTGCTGTTGTTTAGCTTGTTCCGCTCTGTCATTTTGAATAGCAAGGTTTGTCATTTTACGCTGTGCCTCTACAACGCCCTGGGTGTCGTTAAGCTCCATAGCTTTTTTCATCTCAGCTTCAGTAGCTTGTAATTCTGACTGCACTCTGTTACTAAATTCGCTAACGTAATTAGTATCCAGAGTGTTCATGCGTTCTTTAAGTTGCAGGCTTTCTGCCTGGACTTTTTGTGCATACGATATAGCTTCTTCTCTTTGACGCTCTGCCTCTCGCATTTTTTTAGTCAAACGATCTATACGTTTTTGTGTTGCAGATTCTGCTTTTTCAAAGTTGTCTGTTTGTTCTGTTTCGGCAACTAAGAGTGTCTCTTCTTTCTTATCACCCTCAGGTACCTCAACTTCGGTGTCTTGCTCTTGCTCTAATTCAAGTTCTACTTGTTCTTCTGCCATTGTATACTCCTAGAAATGCAAAATGTCTTCGGGTTCTAATATCTTCGCAAGGACCTCATCATCGTTAAGTATCCTTACCTCGCCCCCATCTATTTTAAAACGTGACCCGGCATATCGAGCGAACATCACCCAATTACCGGCTTCACACCACGCCCCCGTAGGAAACTTCTCTTTATCCTTATAGGCTAGACTACCGACTTTCAACACATATCCAACCTGTGTAGACACAGTATTTTCTTCGACAACATTATCCGGCAGATATATTCCGCCTTCTGTTTTGCCTTTACCTTTATAGGGTAAAATTAAAAGTCGCCACCCAGTCGGGGTTGGCATTCTTTCTAAAAGTGTTGAACTTAAAGCTTCGGGATTTAAAACTTTATCTTTTGCATCCACGTAAGCTTCCGCTACTGTTTCTTTATTCATTTAAACGCTCCTGTTTATCTAGCAGGCCCTTGAGTTCCTGTTCCACGTGATTAAGAGCAGAAAGATTGCCCATCATCTCACGATATTGCTCCATGTTTTTTATCTGGTCAAAAAGAAGTTGCTCTTGCACAAAAGACTTACGGTCATCAATAATTCTATAAATGGCCTGTGCCAGTTGTACTACGTCCAAAAACTTACTCCAAATAAACTTAACCTAGTATTATGCGAAAATATAAGGGTTGTCTAGTTTTTTTCGAAGTGAGGACCATCGATGAACGGACGGCGCGATTGAGAGCGTCGTAAATCAATATACGCATTCATGGCCTCCTCTGCCGTGCCTTCCCAATCACGAAAGTCATCAATATGCCATGCGGCGCCCCACCTAATTTTAGTGCCTGTGCGTACTGCCGCTTCTTTCATAGCATCAGCTATTTCATCATAGACCTGAATTTCCCAACACGGCGATCCGTCTTGGTACGCCATTAAATCGACGGCGTGTGCCGTGCCGTCATCTTGTAACAAGTGCTTTGACTTCATAGTTTGTGAACGACCCGTAGCTACAAGTTTCTCTTGTTCTGTAATAGTTCGGGGTCCATAAATCACGCCAAAATCGACGGATGTCAGCTCAATCGCCTTTTTTACTGTCTCTACCAGATCGTTGCTTACGCCCTCTAGTTTGGACAGACTCCTGTTTGATAGTTTGAATGCCATCTTTTTTCTCCTGCTTTTTGTGGACAAAATCAATCCACTCTTTGTTCATATCATAGAAGTATTGACAATATTTACAACGCAAACTTCCGTCTACGTATTCCATATCGTGCCCACAGACATCACACGTGGCGGTGTTTATTTTGTTAATCCTTTTTGCTTCTCATACGTGCGAAGTCCCCCGATTCCAAGCATACCGCCCAAAACCGTTAGAAGCGTACCCATATCGAACTCGGGAAGCTCCGGTAATTCCACACCGGCAATCGCACAACCAAAGATAATTAAGTCTTTGAGGATAAAATGATATAGGAAAGCAAACGCACAGCACCAACCCACTGCCGGGCGCCATCCGCCCTTAAACAATGAACCCGACGCCGCTTCGGCCTTGTTAACTTCTATTTGTGAAAGCGCAAGCTCTTGAGCGTGTTTCTGCCCCATCGTGGCTATCTCGTGTGCCAACTTTGCTTTTTCGTCCTTGTCTTCTATAAATTTATCAAGAAGACCGCTTACAGGACCTATGAGAGATTGTAACATAATTAATCCTTTGGTGGTATGGGTCTACCGGGCGTGACTGTCCCGTCAGGATGATATATTGGTTTTGTGTATTTTATACCACCTTTTTCTAGTTTTAGTTTCTTTGCATCCTCTGCAATAATACGAGGAACACCATAAATGTTATTTTCTAAAGAAGCTAATTGTTTTTCCAAAGACTTTAACTCTTTGTCACCACCGCCTAACTTTTTCTTTTGCCTACCCCTATGTGTTAAAGTAGCAAAATCTCCTCTTCTACTTGCTGCCATCTTTTATCTCTCCTCCTTTTGATTCTTTGTTTATGAATACGGCAAAACTTCCTGTCATCGCTCCAGTTACAACCGATATCAGAGACGCCATCTGTGTGCTCAATTCTGGTTGTGCTAACGCATACTCTATGCACCTTATGTAAACTAATGTCATAACAATCATCATAAATCTGGGAACTATTTGCCATCTGTTAAGTGTTTCTGGTGTCATTTTTTAAAGCTTTCATTTAATGAATCCACTACGCTGTCTATATTAGGTTCCTGACCCCCCGGCTCATATTTGCATTGGAACTCTACGGGACACTCACCCTCTACAACCAAAGTATAAGTATCATTTGCGCCTTTGTATAGACAAACGTGTTGTCCATTCTTGGCTTTTTTTCTTTTATATCGTCTGCACGTTACGTATTTTGGATCTTCACGCACACCGCGTCTAATCTCTTGCTCCCAAGTCCAGTCACTAAATTTTTTTAAAAAACAGCTAAAACACTGAATAATATTTTCTGATTGTGCTAAATATATCACACCTTCATGTGCACAAAGCCATTCAAACGTCTCTTGACCGCCTTGTTTACGTACACACTTACTCGAACCATCCCCTGTCAAGTCCCATAAGGGAGTAGACGAAGAGGCCAAGAAGACCCAAGCCAACAGCAAGCACAACGGTAAGTGCCACGATGCCGATAACCTTTTCTCTAAATATCTTTTTATCATATATCTCCTGCTGCCTACGCTTTCGTATCTGCCCTTCCATACGTAATAGCTCATCCCACGCAGCCGTTCCGTGCGTAAACTTAATAAACTGTTGTAACTCGTATCGCTGCTCTTCAAGCTTCTTTTTTGCTGCAAAAGCCTCGATTGCCTCTTGTTCTACCGTGCCCCCACCAAATACTTTACGAAACATAGTAGGATTCTTTGCCGATTTATGCGCCGCATCCACATCAGACACAGCACCCATCCATCTTGACAGATCCTGTGTCATAGATTCCAAATCGCGCCCTGCCTGAAAGGCACGCTTAATACCTGAAAAAGCCGTACTTGCGGTAGCTACAGCCGCAGAAATAGTGACTGGATCGAACATAGTTTTTCCCGTAGTTTCATAAGTTTACTTCACCTTGCCGCCTTTCTTATACGCAGGAGTAGGACTCAAAAGGGTAGAAATAAACCCTAGTGGACCAACTTTCTTTACGGCTCCTTTTCCTAAATTTATTGCTCTTTTAAATTGATTTTTACGTATTTCATCTGTTCTTTTTTTTATTAGATCGCCATACAGTTTTTTACCCGCAGGATCTGTAAGGCGTGATTGACCGCTTTTGAGATCTTTTACATCTTTTTTTAAATCTACATTTCGTTCCTTAAGACGTTTATTTTCTTTTTGTGTGCGTATTCTTTTATTACGACGGGTTCGTCTATCTCTATCGGCCTCATCACCTCTACCAATAAACTCTTTATAGTAGTCGCTCATACTTTTTTTCTCAGGGCTATAATCTACCATAATTACTGTCCTTTTGATTTAATAAATTCTCTTTGCATCGCTGCATCTATACGTGCTGCGGTCTGTCGTTCCTGACTTGCCAACCGCTGTTGGAACTGATCGGCGCGTAATCTCTGATTCTGTGCATCAAGATTTAGTTTCGCCTGATCGTTCTGCGCATCGTTCTGTTCTGCCTGTGCTCTAAGCTGCAACTCCTTCTCCTTGAGCTGCACCAATGGATCTGGTCCCTGACCCGAAGCCTGTTGTGATAGTTGTCTCAACTGCTGCATACCCTGCGCTACAAATTTAGCCTTAATACTTTCCATCATAAGTTCCTGTTGCTCAGGAGCCATGGGACCTTGATTACGCATTTCCATAATTGCCATTTCTTCCGCCTGTATCTGCACGTGTTCCATACAATGCTTCTGTAACGCTATGGCTGCCGGAGGCATATTTGCAATCATAGGGGACGCGCCAAAAACCAAATGCGCCATGATGTGAGACTCATGGTCTTGTCCCTGGAACGCTTTTAAGGTCACCATATCCAAAACATCTATATTCTCTTGTGCCGGATCTTTTGGAACAGGCTCTTCATCCGGTACACGCCGCATAATTCTGTCTGTGTCCTTAACCCCAAGCGCATCATACATATCACGATATACCTCATACATATTATGTAAATCAGGCGCTGCTCCCGCTAGTTGTAGTTTTGTTTGCGCTAATGCAATTCTTTGTGCCTGTGAAAAGACATTCGGGTCCGATACCGGTATAACATCCACTCTATCGTCAAAATCTGATGCCTTAACTGCACTATCCTCACCCTCAACAGAATACGGATACTCCCTCGGTAAACTCTCGCTCATCACCCTTGACAGGATCTTAAACTCCAGTCGCATCGCATAATGCAAACGTTTATGCACCGCACTCATTACCCGTGAACCCTGTTCCAATAAGGCTATAGTTGTACCTACAGCCGCCTGCTGATTGCCGTCACCGACCTTCATATCCGTGATGGTGGCAAATCTACGTCCTGCATCAACAACAAACCCCAATAACTGGAATAAGGTTCCGTCAGGACCTTTAAATGGCAGCGGCATTAGGCTGTCACGAATAGCCCCTCCGGGAGCGTCCACATCGCGGAACTCACCGGGCTGAAGCGGATCATCGTCGTCCCTGATCCGTAGTCCACGGGCTTTGAAACCCGCAGGAAGATTGGACAACGTACCGGCGTCGATTAGCTGCCTCAGTGCCGCTGTGGCGGTTCGTGACAACCCGCCAATCGTGTGAATAAGTCCCAACCCATAAAAACCAAAACCGGGTAGAAACTTATAGTGCACAAAATACTGTATCTTGCGCTTCATATCATCATCTTCACGATAATTACGGCGTATGGACAATATCTGTCCATTATCCTGACTAATTGTTACCACATACGGCACTTTTATGCCTGTCGGCTCTCCATTATCATCTTTTTCTTCATATCCCTCTATATCCAAATCGACATGACATTCTAGCAAAGTGCAGTCATAATCTATCTGATTAGGTGTCATACCGTCTATTCTGTTGATTTCATCGCTTACAGAATCGCCCTCAGCCTGTGCAGGAAGCACCGGAATATCCAAATAAAACCCCGCTATTTGCTTCTTTCTAAGCTCATTTAGCGATATGCGCAGCGTTTGTGTAATATTTGGACAGGTTTCAAGGTCAGAAGTCTCATATGGCACCACTAAATGCTCAGCCGGCACGAATTTTGACACTGCTCTGCCTAAATTTTCATCATAATACACCTTTTTAAACGTAGAACCGGCCAAAGGCAGGTAAAAAAGCATCTGATCTAGCTCAGGAGTGTATTCTTCCATCACATTTGTGATGTAATAATTCATAAATTGGCGTACACGCTGCGATTGTTGCTGTTTATCGCGTGTTTCGGCCCCAACTATGGCTGTTCGGACGGGACCCGAGGCCGGAAGTAGCTCATTAAACGCTTGTGCTTGGAATTGTGTGGCCGCTTCGGCCAAAAGTGGGTGTGTTACCCCTGAAGAACCCCTAAAGGGCTGTGTTCTTTCTTCATAACTAAACCCTAATAGCTCTAAACCATTAGCATAAGCGTCTTCCCACTCCTGACGACTGGCTTTATTAGCATCATACTCGCTGAGAAGCTCACCGGCTATGCGTCCAAGCTCCCTATCGGGCATTTCTTCAGCTAAATTTGCATAAAAATCGTCACTCACACCCCTTTGATCGATGGGTTCAAAGTCAATGGTCACACCGCCATCGTCCTCAGCGGTAATCTCTATATCCATATTCTGCGCTTCGCCTTCAAAACCAATACTAGACATTGGCTCCATGGCACCAGGAACCTCTAACTCCACTTCGGCAGCGAGGTCCTCTTCATCAAGTTGTGATGGTATTCCTTTTTCAATAGCCATAGTAACTCCTTTTCGTTACCCTACCATAAACGATTCATAAGAGCCAATACCTTTTGGACCCTTAAACATATCACGTGCCTGATCCGATAAACCGGCAATACCGCCATCTGCTTTCTTCTCAATGTTTTTTGGTAATTGTTTAAGAAAAGGTAATTGATCGTCCCTTCTTTGCTCAATTCGATTCATCATGCGTTCTAACCCTAAATCTCTTACTTCTTTTCGTAAACCGCGATCAGATATAGCTCTTGCGAGGTCCTCTTGCGTTTTACCTTTTCTAATAGGATCCCCAGAACGAACAAAGTCGTCTGGGCCTGATCCTTTCCGAAACATATGTGAAATGTCTAAATCTATTTCACCTAGTGCTATTAGCTCTTCATCACTCAGTTTCATAAAATCTTTGTATGTTTTACCTTTTAAAAAAGTTTCAAGATCTTTATTAAGTGATACAGTCAGATCGTTCATCAGCTCCGTGGTTTTTTGACCCTCCGATAAAATATCTATACCTTTTTTAAAATCTTTTCCTGTCCTCATTTTATATGTGTCGGCTAAAGAACCAAAAGCAAAATCTCGTAACTTATCGGCCTTAGCGACTGCTGCGGCTAACGGACCTTTCAACGCGGTCTTAGCAACCTTGGCCGCAGGTGCAGGAGGCACTAGATCAACAATACCTTTACCAACCGGCGCCGCTAAAGCAGCTGCCCCCATGCCCGTAAGCACCTCACGACGCGACAAACCTTGCTTGGCCGCAGGTGTCTTTTTAGCAACATCATCCGCTGCGCCTAACAAAAACAATTCTTTTAAAGCATCTACGCCTGCTGTAAGTGAAGGCTTAATTAAATTTCTCCCAAAGTAAGCAACTGGAGCAGCCGCCAATATACCTGTCTCCAAAGCTGACTCGCCATATTTACCCTCCTTTAAAGCCTGACCGGCACGCTGAAACCCAGTCACAGGATTCATATCTACTGCCGTTTTTGCAAAGGGCCGTAGTTCAGGAGGTATGTACCGTGTTACATCTTTGCCAAAAATACCAAACCGTTGTTCCGTCATCAGTAGTACGCTCTTACTTGCACGTTGTTGTCATCCTCATCCCAATCATCACTTGGTAGCTGCACAAAGTTGCCCTGACGATACCGCATTAAAGCCTGTGTCATACTATCCACAAGGTCATCATACTCCCCATTTGGAAAAGCTGCAACCTCCTCTATCATCTCATCCGCAAACTTAGTGTCTGGTGCGTACACCATGCCCGCTTCAAAAAGCACCGATACAGAGTGCACGCGCGTCACCTTATCATTACCTTTACTCGGTGTAAAGTTGACAACAGGTATACCCATGTTTCGTAGTTCGTGGGTCAAGGGCAGCCCTGTCGCTTTCGCTTCTATAATCACCGTGTCCGGCTCCCAGTACTTATATTGATCCAACGCCACCTGCTTTAACTCAGGAAAATCCCACCGCTCTTTCTGACTATCAAGAAGTATCAGGGCCGGGGGCCCACCCGCTTCTTCCGGATAAAACACGCCCCATGTCGTTATCGCACTATAGTCCGATGTCTCGCGTTTCGTGAACGCTGTATCGTAGCTCTGTATTACAAACTCAAGATTAGGCACGTTCTCTTTGTCCCAACGCTTCCACCACTCGCGAGGAATAATAGCGTTTTCCTCACCCGTCGGATTCTGTTGATACTGCGCGTTCCATTTACTAGGCGGAATAGATGCACGCACCGCTGTCAAATCATCGAGGCTCCAGAACTCTGGCCAACAAGGACTGCCATCGTCAAATATCGCCGGTAACTCTACAACTTCCCACTGGTCCGCTAATTCATCTTTTGCCATCGCACGCAGCAACTGTCCCGTCATATCCTTCTCGGACCACCTCGTCTGAACCAACACAATACTGCCGCCCGGCTGTAGTCTCTGTCGGGGGCCCCCAGTGTACCAGTCCCACGCATCGTCAAAACCCGTGTTCGACATTGCTGTCTGTTCCGAGTGCGGATCATCTATAATCACCAAATCTCCACCACGACCCGCTAAGTTCGAACCAACCCCAACCGCATAATACATACCGCCCGATGTCGTGTCCCACCGCCCGGATGCTTTACTGTCAGCAGACAAATTAACAGACGGAAAGATATCCTTATAGTCATCACTATCAATGAGGTTCTTGGTCTTACGACCAAAGTTCACCGCCAACTCCGTGGTGTGTGTCGCCTGAATAATCTTCATCTTAGGGTTCTTACCCATCATCCACGCCGGAAACAAAAAACTTGCAAACTCCGACTTGGTGTGCCGTGGGGCCATATTAATAATCAAACGTTTCAGCTCACCGCGTGCCACACGTTCTAACTTCTCGGCAATAATCTTATGATGCCTACCCGCAATGAAGTCCGGCCACATATTTTTTACAAAAACTAAAAAGTCCTCTTGACACTTCTCGTGCTTTTCTATCTGCGCTAATCTTAATTTAAGCTTGGCTTCCTGTTCTGAAACATCCATCAGGGGGCCCCTACAATCTTAAAAAACATATCGTCCCAACGAAACGGCTGCATACAATGAAACTCCGGCTTCTTATCTTTCAACCCATCTAACTTTAAGTCTACCGCATCTTCGGCCTTAAACAAAAACATCTCTGCTCTGTCCGCCGGTGTCGGCTGCTTCTTAATCAAAATCCAACACGACGCGTGTTTGTGTTTCGTGAGCCACGATACCTGGGACGGGCGCAGATCTACTTTGTTCGTTTTCGTAAATTTAAGCTCCACAAAATGAAAACAACCATGGGTATCACAGAGGAGGACGTCTGGGATTCCGGCTCCGACCCAGTTCTCAATTCGCGTTAGCGACAGCTTTCGACTTACTCTTTGCGCCGCTTCCTTTACCTGTTTGTAAAAGCCGCTCTCCTTCTTCACGGCTATCGTTATCTTCTGGGGTGATGTCGATTGTGACTGGGGCATAACTCTCCTTTATCTCTTTCAATGCTTTCATAACTTCTTCCTTAGACATACTGTCTATGCTCCCGGTTCGTATCTCTGATTTATTCACGTATATATCACCCTGCGCCATGCCACGACGGAACTCTGCCTGCACCGCTGCGGAGTAGGCCCCATTTGCCAGAGCCTCGTCCCGTATCTTTTGTAAATCTCTAATGTGACGATGAAAGGTAATACCATACTTCTCATCCAAAGCACGCCGATATTCTTTGATCGCATGAACAACATGAGGCGATACATTTGGGTTCGTTAACTCATACGCACGTGTGTGTGCACTCGATACACCGTACCCTGCATTCTCTGCTGCCTCTCTCATGGTTATCTGGCCATCCTTGCTGACCAGTTCGCGGACAAACAGTTCCTGTTTTCGTGTCAATGGTGTGTGAATAGTTGCGGGTTTTCGTCCGCGTGTCTCGTAGCGTATACCCGCTTTTCCTAGTTTTTTCTTCGTCATTCTCGGCCCTCGGATAAGTGAACAGTAAACAGGCATAATATGCACGGTTTTTAGGCAGTTAACAAGAATCTTTTTTTTGCACAAATAATAGGCATTGTTTCACGTGAAACATTGGTACGATTTTTTATGTGATTATTCGTGAAAAACATGGCCCATGCAAGCGCAGCACAGCACCACGGCGTCCGCTCCTGGACCGATCAAATCGGCGATTTTTTACCTTAAACTGACCCGATAACCGGGGGACCCTGGGCGTATATACTAGACTCCAGGACCTGGAAACACGTTTCCCGGTGCATGATCTAAAGCGCTGCGGTTTTCCCTGGACCGGGCGCCTTGGACCTGGGGCAGCTGCGGCGCGTAAAGGGGCAGCTGCTGCGCGTAAACTGATCCTAAAACACTGCTCCAGGTTTCATTTCCTGCGCGCGATTATTAAAAGTTTAGCTGCGGTTTTTGCCTGGACCGGGTGAAAGTTTAGCTGCGGTTTTCCCTGGTCCTGGTGCCATGTTTCGGGGTTTTCTATCCAGGATCCGCGCGACCTGGTACGTTTGGAGCTGCTCGAGGGCCTCGGCCCTGGGCGTGTTTAACTGTTAAAAAGTCAAAAAAAAGGCCCGAATAAACGGGCCTGATTTATTAGAAGTTTAACCTGGTTTATGTGTGCGTATAACCATCGTTTTCTATTACCAGGTATTGATTCCGCGCCTTGATAACTATAGCAGCCTCTTCTCCTAGTATTGAGTTTCTAGAGTCAATAAACTCTCCGAGCGTACCAGGAAAAGATCCTTTACTAGATTCCTCCTGGTATAACTCTAAAAGTTTTTCTAGTTGTTTTATGCTCGGGTTTTTCATCGCGCAGGAGGCCTTCCAATATTTAAATTAACTAGGGTATATTCTCCGCTCTTAATTTTGGCCTCGGTTTCTTTCCTGGTTTCATTTAAAAAGAGTGCTCTATATTTAGAGGTAGTTTTTGAAAAATCCCAGTGTATGCGGTCCAAGTAAGTCTTCCCATCTGGCGCCTGGTAAACTATGCGGTGTTTATAACTCTGAAAAGTTCGGCTGCCGTCTTTGGTCCTAATCTCGTATTGATTAAGACCTGCATTAACCTTAGCAACCCAGGGAAGGTTTAAGGCCTCTTCAGGTGTTGCAGCAGCTGCGGCAGGTACTTGCACACTCAAAGATATATTACCGGGTTTATTGCTGCTTAAAGTGGCCTCTTCAACCTGGCCTTTTGCAGCTGATTGCGATGAGTCCAAAAACTCTTCCAGGTTTTCTTCCAGGTTCTTCTTGTACCTGGTCGGCAGTCCCCATTTTCTTTTGTTTAATTCCTGGTCTACCTTCGATTGATCGCCCCGAGGGTTAAGAATTAGAGTTGTTTTGCCGTCTACGCCTACAACCTGCACAAAAGGATCTTTAATAAGCTTTAAATAACCCTTGTCTTCGTTTCCTGGTTTATCCCAGTAATGATGCAAAGTTTTTTCCCAGGTATAGAGTCCATGCAAGTTTCTGCCATTATAAATAACAACTGTCTTTATATGGTCCGCTGTGTATCTCCTGGAAGATTTGCAGCGCGATATAATATGATCCGTAATGGCTGAGATCGAGGGCAGGACGGGCAGCAAGTGATGCCCGGTTGAGTTCGTCAATTCTAAATGTCCATGATACATTTATTTTCTCCGTTAGTTAGTTTATGCATTATTGCAATATTGATTATAGGTTTTTACGGGATTTAATCAACTAATAAAAAAAAGGCCCGAATAAACGGGCCTTAATCTAGTTTATGTTTAGCAGCGTTTAAGCAGCAACTTTGTCTAGCAGCTGCCCCGCCTTCTTTTCAAGATCAAATCGGCTATCCTGGTGGGGAATGTCACGAGCTACGGCGGTAATTGCTTGTGCTGCATCCCAGGCGGTTCTTGCGGAGTGCTGCTCTTCCTCTTCATGCCTCTTCAATGCCTCTTGTGCCATTCTTTCAGATAGGCCTACTCTTTTTCTAAAGTAGTCGATCATTTCTTCATCGGTACTAGCAAGCTGCGTTGCCTTTGCTTTATCTACGCCTTCAATTAATGCCTGGCTGTTGCCGTTGCTATAATCTTTTAACGCAGGCGCTGCTTGTTCAACAAATCGAGATAGTGCAAACTTTGTATGATTAATTTTAATCTCTTGAAAATTTTCCACTCCCCATAAGCAGCGGTTCATACAAATACCGCGTAAATACATGGTGCCAAGTCTAAAAGATTTCGCCCCTACTTCTGAATTAGAAACATAAAAGCCTCTAAACATTAAATCAGGATCGCCGTTTGGCAGCTTGCCTACTTCGATAGGATTTAGATCGTCAACCATAAATAAAAATATATCTCTATCGGATGCAAATAAAGTTGTGCTGCTTTTTTTGTTTACTCCATAAAAAGGATCATATTCCCCGTTATTATTTAGCGCTCCAGGTACCTTAAACTGCGTATTGTAAATAGCATCTTTAACACATTGTGCTACATCATGGTCATAAATCCGCCCGTAGTCCTGGCCTGTAATAGCAGCTAGCGTACCATTAGTTGAAGAGTAAGGTTTAACAAACTGACTCTTTCTATTGTTAGCTATGCCCCAGTAGACGCATTCAGCTGCGAGTGATGCAGGTATTTTTCTCATGTAGGAGGCAGGTGCTGATCCTAAAGTTGCAACCTGGTTAAATCCCCAGTTAGTCGGCTCTGTCTGATGCCATTGTCCTGTTGTTTCGTCTTTAAACTCAACAAACATTTTTCCTTGCATCAAATTTGTTTCGCTATCCTGGCCGATAACTTTGAAGTTTTTTGAATTAACATCAACAATACAATCTGACATAGTCCTGGATTTTTCTCTCTTGCTGCTGATTAAATCATCAAGAGAAATAAAGCGCTCATCTTCTGGTCTATTGGCCCAGTTGTTAGCTACTATAGCACCCTCTTTAGATATGCCTTTTTGAAAAGCTGCTGTTTTATATGTAGATGTTTCCATTTTTTTCTCCGTTAGTTAGTTAAAAAAAACGGGCTGAATTTCAACCCGTTTAAAATATCTCATAATATCGCGTATAGTGCAAGCTATTTTTCTTTTGGCAGCTGAACAGCAAAATGTCTCTCTGCCAGGCCTATCAAAGTTAAGTCTTCAAAACCTGACTCTTTGTTCCTGGATAGGCCCCATAGCCTAAGCTTTTTCTCTAAAATTTTTTTCTCAAGATCGTATAAGTCTCTTAATAGCGCATTCGATTTAAGTTTATATCTGTGGTCGCGATTTAGCACAGTTAATCTTTCCCCACCATTCTCTTTCAAATCTGCGAAGAATTTACGAAGTTTTGCAAGTCGGGTAGTTTGTGTAAATTCTAAAATTCTGGCAGGAATTACGGCCTCTCGGTTGCAGGATCCACAACATTGCCCGTCAGCTAGTGGTTGTGCATTTTCTCCCTGGTCCCAATACATAACGCCTTTTTTATTATACTTTTTTTCAATCTCGCCACCACATAAAATACAATCCATTTACTTCTCCATAGTTAGTTAAAAAATAAAAAGTATTCTGTATAAGTGATATTGTCAACTATTCTTTTCCGATATCCCCGGCTATGTGGTGACGTAGTATAGTTCCAGGACGTAAGCTTTTAACAAACTTTCTTAACTTTTGAGCATCCGTTTCTTTCTGATCTTGCGCAGCAGTTTCATCCCACCAAATTCTAGTGTTTCCGCCGTCAGCATAGCATCCGCCTTTTTGGTCCTGCTCTATTTTTTTCTTCTGGTTACCATGCGCAGTAAATCCAATAACATAATTTCTGTGCTGCCTGGCGCATAATGGTTTATCGTTTCCGCAGTTTATGCATGAAATTTTATCAGGATTTGTTTCTTCCGGGCATCGAACAATTTTTATACCACGCTCCGTTTTAGTTTTCTTTCCCTGCCAGTAATCTTTTTTCACTACATAAACAGTGGGAATATTATTGTGTTTAAACTGGTGCTCAACAGCAGCAATAGAGTCCGCAGAATAATTTATGGTAGTGTATTGATCTAGCCTGTATTCATCCTTAAACCAAAAGTAAGGGTTAAAATGTGTGTATGTAAACGCCTCTCCATTTTCTGGTTTGCTCTCTGCTAAGGCGTCAAGATAATCGTAATCTATTTGTATCTGCTCGCAGCCTTTTCCGCTCGCATTTAGTTTGCAGCTAAGTGGACAGGTGCCAAATTTATTTTTAGTTCCTGATCTGTAGGTTATTGCCAGGCCTTTTGTTTTTTTTCCTCGTGAGGACTCTACTGTCTTTAACATTATTTACTCCGTAGTTGTATGTGAATTTGTCAACTTATCACAAACAAAAAAGGCCGTCAAGATAACGGCCTAATTTTTTATTTTCGTTTGTTATTGTTAAAATAATTGTCGGCTCTTCTTCTTAAATTTCTGTGGTCGGGGCCGTACAATAATCTACTCAACCAATTCAATAAAAATATTTTTCTCACCTCCTTTCATTTTTCTTAATATCCGCCAACATAGATAAGCCAATATAATTTTGCGTATCCGCATGGCTATGATACATCCAGTTAGTGTCCTCATAATTATCAAAACCTAAACCAACAGCCTCTAATAACTCTTTATCGTCTAACCCGGCAAGTCTTAGTAATATTGCTTGTCTAAACTGATTAGCTGTAACATCATCACCTTTGGGATCAGTACACTTTGGAACTTCAAAAGCTATTGTAAATGCAACATTGTATGTCTTCATATCTTGATCTCCGTTTCTGACCCATCGGCCTCTTGCAGATGAAAGTCTAGTTCCCAAACAAAATCTCCTTCGGACATACGTTCTTCATACAATTTTATTGCCTCACTTTGATACTTAACTCTAAGTGCGTCCATACCATCTTCCGTCATAGACTCCGCCTCTTCGGGTGTTAATGTTGTCTCGACCGATACAAATTGGTCACACTTAAAATCAAGAAATACTTTGGCTCTTATAGGTTGAAGATTCTGCAAATCTTTCAACATATTAGATAATCTTTCTTTATCCTCTCTCAGAAAATATTCAGTTCGTGCTATTGAATTTCTCAAATCATCAATAGAGTCCTGTATCAACTGCTTACTTCTCAGCTTATTTTGGGCATAGTGGACCAGTTTATCATCATTTTTCATATTTTTCTCCTTAATAGTTAGTGTATGTGATATTATAGGAAGGTGTATATAGTTGTCAACATAAATAATTTAATCCCCTTATATATATGGCTGAAACAAAAAAAATAAAAAAGACCCACGGCCCCAATAAGACCTTTTGCTAAATAAGAGGTAACACTAGTATTTTGATAAGTGTTACTGTAGTGTTACCTATAATCTCTATATATATCAAAAGCTTACAAGCGTGGTAACGCGGTAACACCGGTAACTGGGGGTTATGAAAAAATATGTTTTTCTTTCTCAGATATATATAGTGTTACTGTTACAAAAAAGAGGCGGCATTGCTGCCGCCCCTGGTGTGATTATGACTTCAAGTATTTAATTAAAGCCTCAGTACGCATTCTATGCGCTCTTCCTCGACCAAAAAGATGCCCAGTTTCAGGTGGCTGTACCTTAAATTTACGCAATAAATCATCAACAATACTTTCTGTATTGATGCCCCTAAAACTTTTTACTATCTTACCATTCAAGGTTATTGTAGATTTAGGTGAAGATAAGTCACTTTTATGCTCTCTGATAAAGTGCTCTAAATACGCCCTTGGAAAACAACCTTTTCCTTCAAAATTTTCTTTACGATTAAAATACCATGGTTTGTAAAATGCATAGTTATCTCCAAGCATTTGCCATAATGTTCGCTCTGAAACTTTTGGTAGAAAACTTTTTATCTTTTTTGACATGATTGTATCAAACTGATCTGCTTTCTTCTCAAGCCTTTGAATATACCAATAAGCCGTGGTTAAGGGTTTATATTTTTTCTTAGACATTTGTCTACTCCTTTAGTTAGTTAAAGTTAATATTCGATCATCGCCGATTCCGGCTACGAATGGATTCCAACGATGTCAAATAGCAAAACAACTTTTTCAAGCTGTAAAACCATTATAACATATATATAGGATAATGTCAACCCATTAATTTTTCAACAAATGCCAGTAGTTTCGGAAGCGACCATCTCCAAACTCTTTTTGTCTCTTCAACATCTGCTCAGCGTCTTTTAGATTTGAAACGTGGTTCGTGATCCGATGCCCGGCTGCCTCGATGTAATAACGGAGTTTCTTGTCCGGTCCTACTTCTTGCTTGATGACAAATGTGTCAGGCAAAGTCCTTACAATCTTTGTGCAGCATCTTTAATACTTTTGTCAGCGCATCAACGGCGCCTCTATTGTATGAGGCCTCTTCAGGTGATATGGCCTGACTATGTATATTAATTTTTTTATGCTCCAGTATCATCTTTTCTACCTGATCTGTGATAGTTTCGATCTTCAAACCTAGCTTACCCATATGTTTCATGGCATCTATATATGCTTGACGTCTTACGCGATTTTTTTCTGTTTTAGTGCTTCTTATGTCCATCTCGATCCTCATTCATTATCATATCGGCCAGGTTTTCAAAGTCCTGGGCGATGTATACTATGTTTGTGTATTGTATATATTTAGCTATTTTAATAATTTTTCGTGTTTCGTCATTATCGGGGAGCAAGCCACGCTCCCCGTAGGTTATGATATATCTAAGTACTTCTTCCACTAGAGTCCTAGTAATTCCCGTAAAATGCCGCTAGGTATGGGGCTATCTGTATCTATCTTACCTATTCGCAATGTTACATATCCATCATCATCCATTGTTATGTATGATACATCGTCTGTTAGATTATTCAAAGCCTTGGTTAAATCATCCCAGGTCATTTTTTTCTCCTATAGTTGACAATATCTTATATAAGCACGTATAAAAATGCAAGTCAACACAAAAAAAGCCCCCCAGAACTCTGGAGGGCTTTCCACTAACTACGGGAGCAGGCCTATGATAACCTGTTCATCTACTAAGATAAGCGAATATATAAGATATTACAAGCTTTTTTTTCGTTTTTTATTATTAAAACCGTCTGGTGTGATAAAACCCTTATTTATATCGGATTTTATGCGCTTAATTGTCTCTTCATCGTCCATAATTTTAGAGTAATCAACGTCTTTTTTCTTTTTACGCCGGGTTATACTCTTAAATTTATCTATAACTTCCTTGCTGAAATGGCGCACCTGGTGGTCCATGCTCTTCTTTTTTACAAAATTATTAATGTGAAACTTATCTTCCAAAGTTAATCCATAAAATTAGGCTTGGGCATGGGTGCGCGGACCTCTATTATATAATTATCTACCTTACCACAGTTAGGCTTTCTGACAATAGGATCATAATGCTGTCCTAGAGCATTTGCGTAATAGTGGCATTGTTCAAGATTATCAAAGTAAAGGCGATGGATGGCGTGTTTATCGGATTCAATATCGGGTAAGGTAATCAGATACAGCACAAAATGAATAGTGGGCGTCATGGTTCAGCTAATCTTGGGCCGTGGGTCTAGGTCATCCTTTAGTTTATTATAGATCTGGGCCATCATTTTCAGCTGAGTGTTGATAGTACGGCCTCGTTCCTCTGCATCTTTCTTAATACTATTGTACACCTCACGCGGAGTGACGATAGATTTGTACTTTTCTGTGTCCATGTAAACGCCTTTTATATAATTTTTATAAGAATATATAGGATACTTTACATAAAATCAAGAAAAAAAGCCCCGTAAGTCGGGGCTTGAGTCTTGGAGGAAAGAACCGAACAAATGCCGTTAGCAGACAGTTTTTATTGAGCAGCTCCCCAATCGGGGCCAATTTCAACGTCACATTTGCTCGGTATCTCTAAGTCTACGGCATTTTCCATAATTTCTGCAATAGTTTTTGCTTCTTTTTCATCTTTTACGGACATAGCTATCTCGTCATGTATTTGTATAAGCGGCAATCGTCCTGTTTTATATATATCTACCATAGCTTTTTTGGTCATATCGGCTGCGGAGGCCTGTATTAATCTGTTCAGGGCCTTGTAGCTGTAGGCACGTTTTAATTTTGTCGTGGGCCCATATTCCAGGACCGCCTCGCTGTAGGGCAGGGCCTTGTTCATCTTAAAACTATCGGGTTCCCACAGATCAAAGCGGCATTTACGGCCAAGCAGGGAGCGTATAGAACCTTTTCCGCCTTGTTCGTTGAGTCTATTTTGCACGCCAGTCATCAATCCACGGACAAAGGGCACACGGTCATTGTACTGTGCGACAAGATCCTTAGCCTCATCAAGCGATATATCGAGTTGTTCAGACATTTTTTTCACGCCCATGCCGTATATGAGCCCTAAATTTATGGTTTTGGCCTGTTTTCGTGGTATTTTTGCCATCTCTGCGACCATGGTATGGAAGTCCATACTTGAATCATGCCGATACCCGTGGACAAATTCGTCTATACCTTTGAGTGGTATGCCTCTGCTATTGCCATATATATAGGCATAGTGGACCAGGATTCGTGGTTCTTGCTGCGAATAATCTATAGCCGCCCATTGTTCGCCTTCTTCCGGTAGAAACAGAGAGCGAATCATAGGACCAAGCTCGGGATCACGGGCGGGAATCTGCTGTAGGTTTGGGTTGTTCATGGATATACGTCCTGACACGGTACCGCCGTCGTCGGAGCGTATCTGGTTTATGTGACTATGTATTCGACCATCGGACCGACAATGCTTCATTATGGTGTTAATAAACGTGCCAGATGTTTTATTCAGATTACGTGCTTGGACAATAAGCTGCGGTAGTTCGTGTGTATGCTCGCTTAAAAACTGTTTTGTAAACGATGGGGCACCTTTGTCTGTGCGTGGATACTGTATGCTTAGCGCCTCAAACGCTTTTGCGATAGAGGCTGCTGCCCATATTTCTACGTCGTGACCTACAAGTTTTTTAATCCCACTTAATACTTCTTGCTCACGTTTGATGAGAGAGGTACGGGTACGTTCCACTTTGTCCTGGTCCACGCGCACACCACGCCAGGTCATATCGATAAGGCAGGGCAGCAAGTCTAATTCTAAATTGGCTACGTTCCATAAATCTTCTTTACCAATCTGACCCGATAGATAGCCCCATAACTCTAGGGTTAGAGAGGCATCACCCTCGGCATACGGTCCGACATACATAGCAGGCATTTTCCACAGCTCACCTTTTGGATCTAAACCAAAGCTACGCGCGGCCTCTATGAGATTTTTCTCAGACTTCACCTTACCTATGTGGTCATA